CGGTGTCTGATTTCTAAACCCTGCTTCTGAGGTTTAGTTTCTTTTTGTGCGAATTTCGCAAATGTCAACAATCGCTTTGCAATCGGTAACATCTTCTTTTGAATAGTGAACGCATCGTTCTTACTCAGGTCCCCATAACTGGAGGCTTGAGTAACACTTCCCGTTCCGCCATAAGCTGCCATAGTCAACTCCTAATAAAATTATTAATAAATAAGGATCCCTAAAATTCTTCCTTAGGTTCTGGGACACTGTCCCAAAGATCCTCATCCGACATGTTGTCGGTGTTTCTCTCTATTCTTGGAGCGGAGTTGCTCATCAGATTCGAGGCCGCCTTGCGTCTCGTACTCTGTTTCTTAGCTGATCCTTCTGACTGCGCTTTAGGTGCTGGCTCCCCTGTTTGTCGCCACCCTTTGCCGGAATCTGTATTTTCCAGCCATAAATTCATTACTGACGCATGATCATCCGGTGATGTGGATTCGGTCATCATTTTAGTAAGTGCAGGCGATGCCAAAACATACGATTGAAAATCTGGATCTCTGTCGATATCCCTATAATCCTCTCCAACTGAGTTGAGCATCGACTGATCGTGGTTGCTCAAAAACTGCTGGTAGTTCTGGTCATGGTAGGCTTTTTCAAGCTGGGCGACCCTTTCTGAATCCTTGTTCATCGTGGGTGCTACCTTGCTTAATGCCTTGGCTAATTCATGCTGGACTAACTTTTTAGTCACTCCAGTAATTTCGCTGAATTCCTCCATTGTCGTGCGATCATCGTCATCAAAAAATGACCCCTCATCGCTTGGGTCTGGAGGTGTGTCCGGCGCCTTATAGCCTTGCCTTAATTTTTCAAGTTCCTTGTCCTGCTCTAATGAGCGTAGCCTGAGGTCGTTGAAATTTTCCCTGTCTCTTGCACTTGCTTCATTTCTTTTATGAAACTCTTTCTCTAAAGACTTATATCTCTGTTCGTAGTCGTGAGCAGGTTCCTCGTCCTCCATATCTTCTTCGGAGTCTTCCGGTTCCTCGTCCTCCCCTTCATCCTCGGCTTCCGCCTCGGTATCTACAGGTGGATCATCCTCATCTTCTACTTCTGGAGCATTGTCCCAGATATCCTCATCCTCACTGCCCGTGTCAACCTCTTCTTCCGGTTGGGGGCTGTCTTTTTCTTCAGCCATTTAACTCCGTCTCTATTTAGCTCACCGGTAACAATGTCCCGCTAATCGGATCGTATTAGGTGTTGCCCCTGGCTATTCACCGTGGAGGCCCAAATTTCTCGACGTTTTCGGGAAAATCTAAAATTTCCCTCCACGCCCTCACTCTCCCAATGGAGATGTGGTGCTTGGCAATAGATTCCTGATCAAATAAGGTGCCGTTAACTATACGGTCCATTTCATCAGTACATCTCTTGTCAAATTCATCTTTTAATGCATTCCAGCCAGGATGCGTTTTCAGCATCGCCAATAAATCCGCACGGGATTCGGGACGTCCTGCCATTACATTGCCCCTTGTTCTACCATTCCCTGTTCAGGGGCGCCAGCCATTGGTCCCCCTTGTCCTTCGGCTTGTTGCTGCATCTGCTGTTGCAGCATCTGCTGCTGCTGTTGTTGTTGCATTTCCATTTCCATCTGTTGCTGTTCCTGCATACGGGCATTATTCTCCTGTTGCACAGCCTGTTCCTCCTCTTGCATCTGCTGCGCCTCACCCTGATCCATCTGTTCACGCAACAGAATGCTGTGGCGCTCAAGGTTCGTCGGATGCAAGACATTTCCATCCTTCATAAGCTCAAGCCGCTCATCTCGTTCCATTTCACGTTGATCATCAGATACTTTCTGCTTCTCATCAATCAGGGCCTTTATCTGGTCTACCTGAATCTTTGTCTGGGCCTTGACCTGCTCAATCTGTGACTGAGCCTCAGCATTAGCCTGCGCTTGCGCCTGTGCCTGCTGCTGGATCATTTGCGATTGTTGTTCCTGCATCTGTTGCTCTTGCTGCTGTGCCGCCTGCTGTTGCTGTTGCATTTCCTGAGCAACCTGCTCCTCAGTCTTCATTACCTGTTCTGGATCTAAATTAAAGGCTCTGAGCAGCGGCCTACTAAACGCCTCGTATTTAATATATTGTTGGAGTTGCGGAAGAGAACCAATTGTCTGGAGGAAATTTATCAACTGTGTGTTGTGTACTTCCTTGGCAATATACTGCTCATAGCCAGTACTTATAGCTTCGTAGTCTCCCTTAATTAACATATCCTCTGAATCAACCATCAGCCAACGGTAAATGGCCTGTATGTTGTTCGTTATCATTTTGCTCACAGAACGGACAACGTCTGCTGTCTGACGGTTAGCATTACTGTTCAGGATCGACATGCCGGTCGCCGTCTTCGTCTGGGCCGGACTCATGTCGCCATACCCGATAGAGGTCTGTCCACTGTCCAAGTCAGCTTCCCGTTCAAGCTGTTGGACCAGTTGGAGCAGCCCGTTTGTAACATCCGGTATCTGTACCGGCATAAATGCGTCCCTGACACTTGCCCCAGGCTTCACACGGAACTGCTTGCCGGGATAAACCTGCTCTGTGTCTGTACCCGGTTCAAAGGAATTCGGATCTATCACTGTCATGGGGGCCGCTGATAAAGACTTGCCCTCAATCATCATGGCATAACTGAAGTTCAGTATTGCCTGTACGTCACGGATTGCATAGTAAATGCCGTCTGCCCATATAGACTCTGGATTCTTCTGCCAGTAACAGAAATGGAACGGCAGGGTGTCATCAAACGGGTTCTCCTGTATCTTAATTACTTTGTCACCTATAACCGTGACTACAACCGGCATGGATTGGGGGATGTCCTGTGCCTCAATAGGCAGGTGCCCCTCTAAATCATTGCCGTCCAGACGTCCCCAAAACTCAAGGACTTCTATGTTTTTGATCTGCCTTGCAGACGATTCATCAAACTTTTTGGGATGCTGGCTCTCATCATAGCCATGGACCCTTCCTTCATCCCCGCTGATAATCTCCTCCACCACGTCCGTAAGGTATCCTTCGCCAGTGCTGGCCATAGAACGTAACTGAATCGGAGACATAAAATTGCGCTGGATAATATAGTCAGCATCCTCGGAATTACTAGCCTCAGGGGACGGGAATACATTCCATATCGAAATATACTTAACCGTAGGAATAAGTTCCTCCTCAAGCTGAGACTCAATCTCGACCATCTCATCTGGAGTCTTGACCGAAGTATAGACGGGAAAATTCTTTTTCGTAAGACTAACCCCCTTAGTACACCCTGTGCCGTAAAGGCACATTTCGTGAATTGAATGTGTAATTTCTTCATTGTATGATGTCTTTTTAAGTATGTCCCTGATCTTATCTTCCATATTCGTGGCCCGTGCCAGAAGTGCATCCTGTAGGATGTCCGGTCTGTCAGGTGGCGCCTGAATGTCTGGGGGATAAAATCTAGGTCTTTTTGATGGAGTAACTGTAAATGGCACCTCGCCATCTTCAAATAACAGGGTCCCTATCTTGATCTTGGCACTGTTAACCTTGCGACGTGTCTGGTTGACAAAAATACCTCTCTCATTTGCTAACTCGTTTGCCTTGTTTATCTGAGATGGATACTTGGCCCTATATGCGTCGTAAGCCTCCTGCCAATGATGCTCATGGTCCCTGCGGTAATCCTTCGCCTCGTCAAACTTTTCCTGTATTATCTTGGCAAAAGTATCAAGATCTGCCTTTATTACCTTCTTTTCCTCTACAACAGACCCCGCCGGCGTGTCATAAGTATTCTGTTCTTCCTCAACTATTTCTGCCATATGCTCCTAACAAAGTTTAAAATCGGGGGTAAATGATACGTTAACCTCTCCATCCTCTGGAGTAAATAATATGTCAGGCTCGCTTTCCGACTGCCTAAGTTCAAGCTGTTTTGTTACCCTTACTGCAATTTCATCAAGGCAGACAGAAAACGCTGAAGCCATAAGATCACCCGCATCATCACCATAATAGGTCCTGAGGCACCTGATGAAATCATCTATAATAGAATCCATCTCCCTGCGGAAGGAGTCCCCTTGCGTAAAATTAACCTCTACTACGTCTCCCATAATAATTTAAAAATCATTGTAAATTGCAGATTCCGTCTTCCAAATGGACGTCCGTGGCTGGGCTGTGTTCCTCTCCCCCCATGACTCTGGAATTAAACCATCCGCAACAGTCGAGTGTAACTGCGTTATTTTACCGCCAGATTTAAGATATTCATCAACCTTAACCGAAAGCTCATCCCTCGTAATCTGGGGGGCTTTCTTCCTGAACATTGAAGAAACAGCATGGAAATCCGCATCACTAAGCCTCCTGGCCGGTATAACCGGAGCCTTTTTCCGTTGAAGAGCTTTACGGGTCCTGTCGTAACTCCGTAAGCAATCGGGTGATCCGCATAATAATTTCTTGCCAAACTGGTAAAACTCGGACTGACACACCGCACAAAACACGATCCTGTCCTGTTTTTCTAATTCCTCCCTGAAAAGCATCTCTAATTCCTGCATCGGGATCTTTAAATATTTGGATATTCTTTTCCAGCATTTTGGATCGGGAATCCTTTTTGCTTTTAAATGCCACCGTGCGGTGCTCTCTGCGACACTAACACCCTCACACCAGTCCAGTATACTTATCCCTCTTTGCTCTGCTATTTCCGTTAAAAAATTGCTCATATTCTTGGCGGATTATAGTTTTTTATAATAGGTTTACCCCTCCATGGAGTAACCATCTTCTCCCAAGCCTGTGTTGCAGGGAACATCTTGCACCCAAAAGTGGCGATAGCTAACGCCATAACACAGTCATCATGGCTCCCGTACTGGGCAGCCATCTTGCCGTTTGGCATATTAACAAACGTCTGGAGCTCATCTAAAATCTTCGGGGAATGAATCTTTATCTCACGCTCCCTGATCAACTCCTTCAGGTAATCTATAATCAACGGCTTGCTCTTTACCGTTGTATGGAAACCCAGCTTCCGTGCCGTTCTAGACGATCTCTCGTCCAGTATCTTCTCACTATAAACATTGGGATACAAATGAACGTCACTGAGAAACTTCAGAGTAACCAAGCCATGGTTATTCCTCTCCACGAAAAGCTGGGCATTATTGTACCACCGGCCAAGGCTGGTTAACTGCCATGCCAGCAGGTCTGGGTCAATCTTCGTCCGTAGCAGCGCTACTTCCTCATACTGCTCTGCATCTATTACAACCGCTACACTCCAGTCTGTGTCACGGCCAATCTCTAATCCCTCCGATACATCTACTCCAATGCGGTACTCCCTGCCCTTTATCGGGCGGGTCCAAAGCTGAAGGTCCCCCTCATCCATTGCCTCAATAATGTACTTCTCCTTGGAATTTCCTTCCCTGAAACCCTGCACCGGAATGTAAAATCCCTCAGACGGGTCCTCCCTCTGCTTCTTCTCTGAAGCCATAACCATCTCATTCATCACCTCCTGATCAAATACACTCCTGCCTGTGGTGACAAACGCCTGCCGAGCCGTGGTGGGGAATTCCTGATGAAACTTCCTTAAATCGTTCTGGCACTGCGTTTTAATGCACTGCCTTCGCCAATTGAGGTTTTCGAGGGTAACAGTGAAACTGACAGTCTCATCCACTCCGACGTCATACTCGCATCCAACTCCCAGTAGTTTTGATTCTTCTTCACCACCGTAGCGGGGATCCTTACCCAAACTGTCTTCAAACTGCTGGCGCTCTGCGTCATCGGTGAAATCCTTTGAATAATGCTCGTATATGTACCACGGAAAGAAAACGGCCTCCCAGCCGGAATCTCCATTGTAGGCATCCCAGAACATGTCATGGAATACACCGCCTACACCGGCTGCCGTACTCTCAATTACCGCCTCGGTGTTAAATCCCTGAACAACACAGTTCAGCAGGCCAAGAAGAAAGTCCTCCCCCCCATGCCCCCAGGAAGCAACTTCGCTGCAGTGCAGGAAGTCTATTTTACTACCACGGACCTCACGCCCGCCTACCGTTGAAAGAGAATATGAACTGTTCAGGCCCCCACCGTCCGACCCCCAGTGAAGTTCACGCTTGCCGCTGTATTTCATCTGGGGCTTCACCTCCTTGGGGAGATGCTGCTCCATTGTCCTAGTCATGCCAAACATGACGTCAGTGGCAGCTTTACTATGGGTGGTGATCTGAACAACTTTGTTCTTGTTGAGGGCAGCGTGGCGGAAAAAGCGCCCCTGCACATACGTGGACATCCCAAAGCGCCGGGCCTTCAGGACAATCATCCTGACGTGCTCCAATTCCCTGAGTTGGCGCTCCATCATTGAATGTAAAACTTTCTGTACAGGATTCAGGACAAATGGGGCAAGTTCCCCAGTCCCGAACCTCTGGATCTTTAGGCAATTCTCAAAGTAAAACTCCGGCTCCGCCTTTAACCTTTGAATAAGGGCTATTATAGCCTCTTCACTTAACTGTTCTGCCAATTTTACATACGATACAGGTGCATTTTTTACATTTACACTTAATATTATTGCATATATTTATCCTGTCTATAAAAAATATGGTCCCCTAACCTCATTGTGAGCTTCATCTTCTTCGCCCACCACGGATTAACGTAATTTGCGTGGTAATGTGTAGATTGTAGCGTAATATCAGGGACGCCCCCTAAAATAACGTGCTTGGCGACGTATACACACTCCCTCCACACTCTCTTATTGCGGACTACATCCGGTTTTCCGTCACAATACCATGAAAACTGGCATAATCTGCGGTTTTTAGGGTTTTTAGGCCCCTGATACACAACTTTACATACTGAATTTGGAAATCTGGGACTCCTAACACGATTCATTGTGACTTGCGCAACCGCTATTTTCCCAATTCTGGACTGGGTGGAGGCCTCAAAGTAAATGTTCGACGCCATGCAGTCCAATTCCTTCTTGTCTACCAATATCTTCTTTACTTCTGGTACTTTGACAACAATTATGTCGGCTGTGTCACCCGCCTCAGAGGGCACGACAACCAGTGTAAACGACAAACAAAGGGCTAATACCCCTATTAATGCTCGCATATAACCTTTTAACTAAATTAACACCTCAGGGATGAAAGAAGGGCTATTTTCTATAAAAGAGTGGGAAAAGTCAAAATGAGGCGCCCCCGCTTGGGAGGTGCTTATCCAAACGGGGACTGAAGGCTGGGTGGAGACGGGTCCCAGCCTTGTACATGGGTTGGTGTGCAAATGGTTATAACTACTTTATGTATAATATAGGGGGGGCCCCGGACGCCCCGCCCCCCCAGAAAAATCTATCATATCTATCACGCCGGATTTTTTTTTCCGGTGGGATCATCTGGATTATCGGGCGAAGTTTTAATTTCTTCAGGTAGCAAAACATCGGAAGGCGTGATATCGATTGCACCGCCAGCCCGTTCAAGTAGCTTCTCAAAGCCTATATCAACAGTGACATGGGAGCTTGACGTTCTATGATCCATGCCGAGCCAGTTGCCGAGTTTACTTAATGCATTGATAGCCGGAGTAAATTGCCCCTGCTGTAATGACTGCTCAAATACTTCTGCCATTTTCGCTACAACCTTGTTAGCATTCCAGCCGATACGTTCAGCCTGAAATTTTTGGTGCTCCCTGCATAACCCCACGATCTTGGCATTTTTCAATAGTCGTGATCCTTGACTAGCTGGGCTAGAATAGCCAGCCTGTTTTGCACATTCAGTTGCAGTCTGG